CTAGATCTCCAGTAACAAATTTAGTGTAATTTGATGCAATTTTTATGGTGCTGTCAGCACTACCCACATTAGAAGCAACAGTTGTTCTAGGTCCGTCAGCATTTATAGATTCAGGATCATGTCTGTAAATATAAACAAGATCTTGGTTCTTAGCATATGCAGCTGGTGCAGTTCCAAATGCTTCAGATACCATGAAGACTGTACCATGTGAATTACCAATCTGTGTATCACCTGTACAAGTGTCAACCTCAAAGGTTGTAATACCACTACCGTTTGTTATAGTTAACTTCTTATTAGTAGTTACATTCTGATATGGTGTGGTGCATGATCCATTTAATGTAAGACCACCAGTGTATGATTGATCACCATTTACAGTTATCGCACCATTAACAGAGTCAACTTCAAATAATGTATTTTCATTATTTGTATCACAACCATTCTTGACTGCAAACTTTTTAGCAACTTGTGCAAGTGTTTCTTTAAGTTCAAATATTTCACCATCATTACCAGTTGCAGTACGTGTAATAATTACATAATCACCTGGTGCACTAGTGCTAACATATGCAGGATCTCCACCAGTTTGACGGTTTGAACGTCCAACTAAACTACCCCCAAATTGAGATAGATAAACATTATCTTCTGTGCCTGAACCATCAATGCTTTGTGTTATCCATGTAGCACCGAACTGTATTGTACATTTGAATATGGCAGTAGTATCAGGGTGAGTTGATGTTATTGCCGAAAGAGTTCCAAATGGTTGTCTTTGAACCTCAATGTAGTATGGTGTGCTATTAATTTGTGGGAGACGTGTAATCTTAACAAACTCAGCATGTCTTCCAGATTGCTCCTCAGTATCAATAAGTAGAATATCATTCTCATTATAATATTGTGCACCACTAGCATCATAAGGAGACTTCTTAATTGGTAAGTAGTATTTGTCTCCTGATAAAACTGGGAATGTAGCAGCACTTTGACCAGCTGGTGTTTGTTGGAATGCACTGCCTCCCCAAGTACCAGAACCAGATGTATCAATTTGGTTATATTCACCAGTTGGTGTAGTAGATGCAAAAGCAGCAACAGAAATTAGATCAACATTATTATTGTATTGATTATTACCAAGAATACCACTCGCATGAGTTTGTATATCAGAACCTGCTTGAGCTCTGAATCCAACAAATGAGTAAGAAGCAAAACCACCACATAATGTTACATCAGCATCAAATCTGGTTGTAGCATTAACTCTTAAGTTGTTCCTGATTGTTGTTGTACCACCTTGACCTGCAATGGTTAGAGTAGCAGCGTTAGTAGCAAAATCTACAATGCTTGTAGCACTGTTACCAGATAGAAACTCAACAGTTCCAGATGGAGACTCAAACTTGGTAACATCAGATAATCCTCTTCTTGTACCAATGATTGTATCACCAGAAATTTTAAGTGCCTTAGTATCAATTTGTACAAAGGAATCAGATTCTGTGCTTGCAAACGCACCACCAAGAGTTATCTTGGACTTATTAGCATTTGTACCATCAATACTATCACCAATAGTAATCTCACTATCATTACTTGTATTACCAATCTTGATGTTTTGTGATCCAGTGGTTACATTACCAATTTCAATATTTCTTACAGATCCACCAATCAATAAACCTTGAGTTGGTCTGGTTCCAGTTGTTAGACCGACGAACGTATTGTTATTGAATAGTGTTGCTGTACCATTTGTAATAGTTGTATTGATATCAGCACTATTAGCACTACCAGCTCCACCACCATTGACTGATATATCATCTTGGAATATAGCATTATCAGTAAACTCGGAAGTTCCAGTAACAGTTAATGCACTGTTCATGCTTGCTAGAGTTGTATTAATACCAACTCTTCCGTTATTTGTAGTAGAAACTCTAAATGTTGCTGCTGTTTGTGGAGCAGAACTATCACCACCAACCATGAACGCATGATCTTGAGCAGTTTGAGTTCTTGCTGCATATGTTGCATGAGCAGCAAAGTTTTCTATTGTTTTACCACTAATCCATGCAGTACCAACAACATCTAAGTTAGCAAGAGGATTAGTTGCAGCAGATACAAATGCGTCTGCATAATCTACATGAGCAGCACGAGCAACAGTGTTAATACCAATCTTATATTCACCTATTGTCTGTGTATCTGTTCTAATTGTTTGAGCACCAAGTACACCAACTTCCTTCCAAGAAGCATTAGCAAGTTTAACTACAGCATTTGGCGTATTAGTATTATTAAATACCAACTCTCCAGATGAAATAGTATCATTTACAGCGATGCTAAATGTGCATGTGTTACTACCATTGCTAAATCCAGTGTTGATTATGAATGTTCCGTTAAGTTTGTTCTCACTTAACCCTGTTAGTTTTATTTCTTGACCAGCAATTAAACCACCAGTTATCACATTTCCATTTGTAACACCTGATTTCCACTGAATAGTTACAGTTCTAGTAGAATTAAATATAAATTTCTCAATCTGTGATGTAATTGTTACAAATGAGTTAGAGAATATCCAACCAAGAGAACCACTACTTCCTACAGACTCACCTTTGAGTAATATATCTCCAGTTAAAGGAGCACCTGCTCCACCATATGAAACAACTTGTGATATATCGTAAGTTCCATCCTGATCAGGAGTGATGTTAGACGCTTGTGATGCGACAGCGTGTGTTTGAATCTTATATCCTTGACCAGATCCTAGTGAACCACGTTGGTTGAACTGGAATACACCAGCTGTTACTCTGTTACCTGCGATTAGAACATCACCATTTGTCTGGCGATTTTTTGTCATCGCAGTTCTATCAAGAGTTGCATCATCATCAGTAGATGAAACATTAGATACAACTTTTAATGCAGATAGAACACCTACATTTGGTAAACCTAAAGTTTGGTCTCTTACATCTGCACTAACATTGATAGTTACAGGTGAATTGAAAGTGCTTGTTTGATCACCATTTTCACCACCGTTGACTGTAATATATTCATTGAATGTAACAGGAGTATCAAATGTAGTAACTAGATTTCCTATTGCATCATCTTCATCCTCAGATGCTGCAAGTGATGCAGACTCTAAGAATATTTCTTCACCAGTAATAGCATCAATCTTACGGTTACCAATGTATAAGTCACCATTACTATTGAGACCAGTATAGAATACTAAACCACCATCTTGTTTCTTAGATTGTGCGAAGAAGTCTTGTTCTACAGTCAATAGAACTTCTTGACGTGCTGGTAAACCAGTTGAGTAGTTACCTGGTCCAAAACCGAGGTATTCAAATGTGTGGTTTCCTGCTCTTGCGATAGATGGTCTTCGTAACTCAACATACAGACGTTGATCCACAACGACTGTGCTATCACCTGCAATTGGTATCTTACGATCCTCTGATCCAGCTGATGCATTACCACTTTGTGCTTCAAGTTTGTTATTACCTGTATAATTATTATTCTTAAGTGCTTCAGTAGCAAGGAAGTCAGTAACAGATTCTTTTGTTAATGAACCTTTGAAGTCATTAACTGTAACTAGACCATGTACATAGTTATCAGCAGCTGAATATGTTTGACCAGGATCCTTTGCGTTAGGATCAATTTGCTTGAACCATACGGGATCGTTCTTAAAGTCTAACGGGAATAATTTACTAATTGGTTGAGAGAACTTAAAGTTCCTGAAGTTACCGAGGTTACCTGCACCTTGTGGGAATGGTGAAATGTTACCACGAACAGCTGTTAGATAGAATATACCATCTTGTTGATCAAAGATACGCCTTTGTATCTCCTGAACATCATAAACGTAGAATGTTTCATCAATCTCACCAACATCTACCACAGATTCAACATAGAATTGGATGTTAGCAGCATCAGTGATGATATCGCCAGGTGTAATTGTGTAAACTTTAGCACCATTTTGTCTGTAGAAGAATTGTGACAGTCCTTCTTTAATAAGATCCTTACGTACAAGTGACTTACCACTATCAGGGAAGTCCAAAAGATCTGCAAATACAACACCTTGAGTAAATCTTATATTATCTGTGGAAGAATACTTAATATCACCAGTGACACCTTTAATAATTAAATGCCATGTGTTTGTATTAGGTACGTTCAACGCAGCATGAATAAAACCAGAACCAGATGAGTTACCAACCCATGTTACAGCATTTGCATTTGTAGATGCTGTTTTATTAGCAGTAAAGTTACCACCTTGAGGTGCAGTTATCTTGACTGTTGTAAAGTTTTCATTCTTGAGTCCAGTATTTGTAATGTTATGATCAAATACAGTTAGTTCTAAGAACTCATCACTGCCTTCAGTATAGTATCTACCAGATTCAATAGACATTGAAACAAAGTTTGATGTCTCAATATTTCTTAAATAATTTTTAGTTCCTTTAGTATCTTTTTTGTATGGATCATAGAAAACATTCTCCCCAGAAGCATTGGTCTTAGCAATACTATTAGATGTAAAGTCGGCATCAGTAAATCCAATTACCTCATTTGCGTTACCACTATCAGATGTATTAAAGAACTTAGCTTTAGTTACATTACCTGTTACTGGTTTTAATCTAATTTTTTGTGGAAGGAGTTTTCTTGTATCATCCTTTCTTGCCTTGATACTAAATCCATTTAAAGGATCACGAACAGACTTGAGATACTTAGGTATAACATAACGTAAACGATATATGCGATCATTTGCCTCTCTATCTGAATCATCAATTCTCTCATAGTAAGAGTCATTTGTTTTATTATTACCAGAACTATCATTATATTCAGCATCATGGAATCTTCCTAAGATACTTTGTGAGTTTGAGGACTCATTCTTGACTTGTAAATACCACTTTCCTTTATCTGTAGTTCCAACATTACCATCGTATGTTGGATCATACTTCATTGGTGACTCACGTTTGCAAGCAAATACTGAGAAGTTATATGTGCCACTGTTTAGAGGAACAAATATAATTGGATTAGTTCCTGCTATCGCATCAGCATGTGTTTTATGAATTGTAATTACTTTAGCAGTATTATACTTAGCAAAGAAGAACTTATCTCCTCTAAGTCTACTAGTAGAATCAGCGACATCAGGATCATTAGCAGAAGATCCACCTACAACTGGTAGATTACCACCCTCATTCTTTCTGAAGAATACCTCATGAGGTTCAACAGAAGCATTAGGAACATCAAATATATGTGGAATATCTGTAATAATTCCTCCACTAACAGCAGTTGAAAGAACACAACCATACTCATGTAGATCATACTTATCATCAAGAACAAATTGATAGATATCAATCTCAATGTCTGGATGAATTGCTTCTACCTCAGAAGAGTGTATGTAAATACCAGCAGCAGCGTTATCCTTGCTGCTTGCAAGCATTAGTTTAGTTTGATCACTACCATTAAATGTTGTTGTGCCAGAATAATCTTCTGGTTTTGTAATTCTGCCAGGTGCAATTGCATAGTATTCTCTGTTAGTATCAAACCCATTGGGCAATCTTACATTACGTTTATCAACATCAACATATTGATTAGTTGTTGTATCATAACGAGGTCTTGGTACTAATCTTATTGGAGTTCCAGTTTCTAATTGATGAGGATTAGAACCTGATGTAGGTCCTGGTGTCCAATCTTTCAATCCCCAGATAGTTGCTCTAGCAGCAAGATTAGAAGATGCACTAGAGGGTTGAGTTCTAGTTACAGTTCCTACACCAGTCTGAATGATTGTTGTAATGTTAGCAAAGTACTGACGTATGGTATCAGAAACACCTACACATTCAGGATAGGTTGTATCTTGAGTAATAGTTTCATCAACATTTGGTGTATAGGTAGTTGTGTATCTACCAGATGGTAATGTAAAGTATAGATATGTGTTGGTTGTGTTAGCAGTAGCGTTAACAGGATTACCAGTTGACAATCCAAGTGGAGCAACATTTCTCTCAATAGAACTTAAGTTACCTTGTGTAGTAATTGTATCTGTAATTAACTTATAAAGAGTTGTAACAGCAGAAGCAACATTCTGACAAGGACCGTTAGAAATATTTCTAATTACATTGTTTAGTGAAGTTGGTGTTGTTACAGTATCAGTAACAATTTTAAACAGAGTATCAATAGTAGATTTGACATTATCACATCTCGCACTACCTGTATGTCCTGTTCTAGTTACAGCAGCAAGAGTTTCTGGTGCTGAAATTGCATTCTGTACAATAGTAGATAGAGTGGTAATTGAAGCTTCTACATCGTTATATGTAAATACAGATTGAACTCTTGCAACATCATTAAGTGTTGAATTATTACTAATTGCATTAGTTAAGATGGTTGACAGTGTATTAATATTACTAATTTCAGTTGCTAACTGTGCGTCAGTCCAGTTAGTAGTATTAGCACCAGAGTAAATAACTTGATTTGCTGTAGTATGTCCACCAACGGTAACTGCATCACTCTTGATTATTTGAACAGCGATATCTTTCAAGTGATTGATAGCTTCTACTGTTTCAGTAACAGAAACACCTTGTATAGCACCAGCAACATATAAATTAGCAGTATCCCACACACGATCAGTACCACCATGCTTAATGTTAAATGCAATTGCATCAATAACATCTAATAAGTCGTCATTAAAATCAGAGATTGGATAATTGATAGGAGGAGTGTAACCAGGATTATTAGCTAACATTCTACCCTGTGCTATATCAGCAATAAATTGCCTATTGAGAGTTAATAATGTTGCAGAATCACCAGCTTCATCACTTACGATACTTATATTATCACTAGCAATTGTATTATCAAATGTCTGTGTCAACCCATGTTTACCAACAACAAGAACTTTTTCATTTCTCATTGCTTGAATTGCTATCTGTGTAGCATCTTGGAATGCTTCTAATGTTTGAGTCTCTTCACCAGCAACATGAGCACCCTTAACATATAAGTTTGCCATATCCCAGACTCTATCATTACCACCAAACCCTACGTTAAATGCAACCTCAACAACAAAATCTTTAATGTCATCAATACAATCTTGTTGATTACCAGTTGGAGGTAAGAAACCAGGATGATTTAAAATCATTCTCTCATATGCTTCTGCTGCGATAAATGCAGCGTTAGAAATTAAGAGATCTGATGCATCACCAGCACGTTCATTTATAGGAATCTGAGTATCAAGTGTTATTGTAGTATCAAAAGTTTGATGTAATTTATGAGAACCAACAGCAAGAATTTTTTGATTCTTAATAACTTGAGCTGCCATATCCTTGGCATGTTCAAATACTATATTAGTCTCAGTTTCTTCGCCAGCAACATGAGCACCAGTTTTATATGAGTACGCAGCATCCCATGTTTTGTCATTACCACCAAATGCTACGTTATCTGCAACTGCTTCCAGTAAATCTCTAACATCATCAACACAATCAGAGTTGTGATATGTTCTATTACCTGCAACAGAGAATATCTTATGCACTGAATCAGTTTTAGCAGATTTAAATGTATGTGTGTAATTACCACCACCTTTGACAACTGCCCTATTGACACTATTGGCAACAGCAGACACAAATGTATGTGTAGTTGTATTAGTAGAAGGTATATTCTTTAATGTTTGTAAACTAAATGTGTTAGCATCAGATACAGTAATTTTGACATACTTATTACTGATAGGATCAGTAGAACGAGGATATGCGTGGTTTGTGGCGTTGTTATCTTGAGAGCATGTAAATACGATTGCATTATCAGCTATCTTAACAAAATCATCAGTTTGCATTCCATGATTTGCAACTGTCAATACCAATACACCTGTAGTTGGATTGTAATCAGCATTAGTTGGAGTTAAATCAGTTGCAGCAACGAATTGATGATCATACTGTTGACCAGGTGCAGAAGCACCAACATTGACTGTAATTGTTCCTGCTTGTTTTTCAATGGCGTTAGTTGCAGCTCTCTTAAATGTATGAACACTAGATGGTTCATACTTAACACTGTTTGCTACACCACTATCAAATGTATGAGCAGATTGTGGTAAGTATTGAATCGCTTCGTTAAGAGCAGATACAAATGTATGAGTGTATTGATCATTTGCAGAAGAAACACCAACATTAAATGTTATTTCTCCAGTTTGTTTCTTGATTCCATTAGCAACAGCACTTACAAATGTATGTGTAGAATTATCAGAGGATTTACCAACATTTACCGTAAATGTATTTACAGTCTTATTTCTTATTTGTAACCAACGATTACTTGGGAAGTCAAAACCAGCACGAGGATATGTTTTCTGTGCTGTGTTACCATCAAGACTACATGTGAATGTTAATGATCCATCAGCGACTTGTATGTAATCACCACCATTTGAAACACTATTGGCGACAGCAGATACAAATGTATGTACAGTTGTATTTGTAGATGGTGTATAATCTAATATCTGGACATCAAATGTATTTGTTGTTACATTAGATACTGTAAGAGCTCTGTTGCTTGCAGGATCATTTGGTCTTGGATATGAATGATTAGTTAGATTGCCATCTTGAGTACATGTAAATGTAAGAGCGTAATCAGCAATTCTTACAAAGTCATTATTCTCTAAACCATGATTTGCAATAGTAAGTGTTACAATACCTGTGGTTGGATTATATGATGCATCGGTTGGAGTAAACACAGCAGGACCGTTAAACCCATGATTAGCAACAGTTAATGTTAGATCACCACTTGTAGGATCATATACTGCGTTAGTTGCAGTATGGTCAGAAGAACTAACATCTGTAATTCTTATTGATTTACCTGCGAAGGGATCTGTATTTGGACGAGGATAAGAATGTTGAGTTGCATTATTATCTTTAGAACATGTAAAGGTTAATGAGTTATCTTTAAGAACTATGTCATCACCTACACGTAAGCCATGTTGTCCTATAACAGCTACCATCTCACCAGTTGCAGCGTTATATGATGCAGTTGAAGGCTTAAAGAATTTATTAGTGCCAGCATTACCAACCTTAACAGTGATGGTTGTCGCTGTTACATTTGTAATCTTGAGTGATCTACCAGATGCTTGATCTCTACCTGCACGTGGATATGCTTGTGCTGTATCATTGCCATCCATTGTGCACTTAAATGATACTGCACCATTCTCAATCAAAACTCCTTTTCCTTTCTTAAGACTATGTGCTCCGATAGTTAGAGTTAAATCACCACTTGCAGGATCGTATGTTGCATCTGAGGGAGTAAATGTTTGATTAGAACCAGCAGCACCGACTATTACCTTAAACGTATCAGCAGTTGTGTTGGAAACTGTTAACCACTCGCCATCAACGGGATCACTCTCTCTTGGATACTTATGCTCTGTAGCATTATTATCCATTGCACATGTAAATGTTAAGGAGTCAGTTGCGAGTCTAATTCTATCTCCATCAACAAGACCATGAGCTGTTTTTGTAAAAACTAAATCTCCATTTGCAGGTGTATATGCAGCACCTGTAGGTGTAAAGAATGAACTACCAACCTTGGTAATCTTCAATGCATTCTGATATGCTCTATCCTTTCTTCTTTCAATAGCATTTGCAGCTGCACTCACAAAAGTATGCACTGATGTGTTTGTAGATGGTGTAATATCTAATGTTTGAATATCAAATGTATTCTGTGTTACGTTAGATATTGGAACAAATTTACCACTAATAGGATCTGTATTTCGTGGATATGTTTTTTGTGTCTGATTATTATCAGCAGCACAAGTAAATGTTAGTGAATTATCTACAACTTTAATTAAATCTAGATTCTCAAACCCGTGAGCATTTACAGTAAATGTTATTATACCTGTTGTTGGATTATATACAGCATTTGTTGGAGTATGCTGAGTTGTATCACCTCTAGGATATAAGTGATCAGTAGCAAAAGAATCTTGAGAACATCTAAATTTTAGAGAACCATCAGCAATTCTGATGCTCTGTCCTTCATGAAAATCATGATCATCAATAGTTAATTGAAGATCACCAGTTGCAGCATTATAATCTGCATCTGTTACATCAAAACTAGTGGTTAATGATTTCCCAACATTAATTGTAAATGTATCAGTTGTTGATTCTATAAGAGGAAGTATACTTGCACCAGCAGGATCTCCTGATCTAGGATATGAATGTTGTGTAGCATTGCCATCCATACCACAAGTAAAGTTTAATGAGTTAAAATCAATTCTAACTGCATCGTTTTCTCCTAAAACACCGTTAGAAACCGCAGATACAAATGTATGTGCGTATTGATCAGTCGGATCAGAAGCACCAACATTAACTTCAAATGTATCTGTTGTCTTATTTGATATTGTTAACCATTTTCCACTAGAAGGATCTGTTGCACGTGGATAAGTATGTTGAGTTGCATTACTATCTTTGGTACATGTAAAGGTTATTGAATTATCTTTAATTAAAATTCTCTGTCCATTAGTAAATCCATGACCAGCGATAGTCAATACTAATTTACCGTCAGATGGTGTATAAACAGCATTAGTAACTGTATGTACACTTGCCTTTGTCATACCATGAGCTGTCACTGTTATAACCATTTCTCCAGTTTCAGCATCATATACTGCATTAGTAGGAGTATACTTTTGAGTTGATGATTCAATAATCATTCTATCAACGGACTCAGCAGCAATCAAATTTTTATTAGCAAGAATAAGATTGCGAGCATCACCATTTCTATCAGCAACTAATTCTGCTTGATCAACAGTAACAGGATCATTTGCGGTAGTAAAATCTTGTGTTAAACCATGAGAACCAAATACAAATACATTCTCTTTACGCATGACTTGAATCGCCATGTCCTTAGTGTAGTTAAACGCTGCAAGAGTCTCATCTTTATTTGTTGATGCATTTGAGATAGCACCTCTTTCATAGAAATCAGCGATGTCCCATGTTTCAGCGTTACCACCAAAACCTGTATTATCTGCAACAGATTCTATTGCATTTTCTAGATCAGTAATGAACGTAGCTTTGGTATATCCAGTAGCAGATGTGTAACTAGGATAATCAAGAAGCATTCTATCATATGCTTCATTTGCAATAAATGTTTTATTATTTACAATTAATGCACGAGCATCACCAAAACGATCTTGTACAAATTGTTTTTGTGCAGTTTGTGTGTTATCACCCAACTCAATAGAAGCTGAATCAAGAACTCTCTTAACAAATGTATTATCAGGAATTACTGGAGTTGTAGGTCTTGTAGCATTACTGTTTAACTTTCCATTTGTAAACTGACTAGGATCATAGTCAGCAACTGTCATACCCTCTACAACACCACTAGTATCACCTATATTGACAATAGCACTATTATTAGTAGTGTCTACACCTGTGCGTAAGTATGAGAAGTTACGCATTGCAGCGATTGCAAGATCCTTAGCGTAATTGTAACCCTCTAAAGTTTCTGTTAGTTCACCATCAATGTAAGATAAATTAGTACCAACGTAGTAAGATTCAGCAGCTTGAATAGTATTGATGTTGCCACCAAGTCTTAAATCCTGAATTGTAGCATCAATTAAATATCCAACGTCTCTACGACACTTAGTAATAGTGATTGTTTCTTTTACCTTAAGTGCAGGATATTTGGCAAGAATACGATCATATGCCTCATGTGCAATAAAATCTTTATTTGCTTCAATTCTATCAGCAGCATCAAGAATCTTATTATTAATAGTTACACCAGAAGGATTCAATATATCTGCTGTAGCAGTAAATTTTTTAAATCCACTTGGTTCTAAGGTTGCAAAGAATGTATTGTTGCCACCAGCAGTTCTTGGATTTAATTTAACATACAATTTATCATCTGTCTTAGCACCAATTCTATATCCACCAATAGTGGCAGCTGGACGTTTCTTTGGATCAATTGCTTGATCATCACCATGATATATCTTTGTATTGTTACTAGGATCGTTAGATGCATAAACATCTAAAGTGTAATAAGATTGTCTTCTAACATTTCCAGAACTTTCATCAACTGTCTGAGGAGGAACAATATCTGTAATGAATCCACCCTTGTCTTGGTTGAATGCAAATCCTTTGAAACCAATAGCATGTAAGGATGTGTTACCAAAGTTAGAGTTAGAGTTGGTGATTGACATGTCACCACCTGACTCCATCAAGAAGTGATCAGCAAAACCAACAGCGAAGATACTAACACACTGGATGAATGAATCTTCTGACGCACGAACGTGGAAGTTTCTCCAATCATCTTTCCAGAATGCATCACCCTTAGTGTGGTATGGTACTGTTGCAAATGCATCTGTTAAGGATGCTTGATTAAATGTGTTTGTAAACTCGTCATATCTAATGAATGCTCTGTCATCTTTCTGTAGAGATACACCCGTATACTGAGCAATAACCATTGATTTGAAACCAGTAGCTTTCAAACCATTCGCCCAGATACCACAAATACCCCATGTAGATCTGATGGAGCAGTTGAATACATATGGTGATGCAGATTCAACAGAATCAACTTCTGCTTTTACAACAGCATTAGAATTTAAACCATTTGACGTGGTGTAAGTTGTACCACTAACAAGACTAGTATTTGTACCTAACGCACTTACACTGCCAGGAATTTGGTAGGAAAATTTTTTCTTATCTACCAAATCAAGAGATGAAATTGCAAATGTACCATCTATCTGATCATCCAGACCATTGTTTTCTACAGCAATGAATTGATTTCTAAAGTAACCATGATTAACTTTTGTGGTTATCTCAACAGTGATAGTTCCACGTGGAGAAGAATCGGTACATTTAATTGACTCAATAGCACGAATGTCAGAAAGAGGACCTACGATTCTATTCTCTTCAATTCTATCTCCAAACTCATTTGCATCATCTATAGTTGGTTGGAACTGTGAAAATGCTTTAGCAACCTTCTGATAATATATTCCTAATTCTTCTTTATCAGCATATTCAAATACAGTTAATTTATGATGAGAAAAATTTGGAACTGCAAGATCAGTCCATGCACTGCCAGGACTGTCAGCAGGTGGTGTTTGATAATAAACTTTTGCTACACCATCTGTCTCATTATATAATGGAGAGGTTGGTTCTAAATCACCATCTTTAATGGTAAATTGCCAGAAATATGTACCACCAGTTACATTGAAGATAGCGGATCTTTTTTCTATTGGATCAGCAGGATCGGGAACATATAGAGGACGTACAATAGTTCTACGAAGATCATAACCAATAATAGAAGAACCACGAGGAATAATAACACCACCTTCAGTGTTATTAAATTTGTAAAGAATGTTGTTTGGATCGGAAAGGTCTAGAATAGAATCATCGTTCCATTCACTTAATGCTTGGTCAAAATTAAATGCATTGATACCTGTAGAAGAAGTAAGACCAGGTCGGTTATCAATGTAATGATTACCAGGCATTACCATGACGGTAAATTGGTCAAATCTATCGTTGTCTATTCCTGGTACGTAGGAAAAACGTGAAATTTCTATGAATGCTCTCTGTAAAGACTTAAACGGTCTGATAGGAGAGTTACCTCTGTTATTCAGTTCATCTGAAGCGTTAAAGTCGTCAGGGGAGACATACAAATACTTACCAGTTTTAGAACTAATAAGATTATCAAGTCTTGTCAATGCCATATCTTCTACTGTAGAATGTTAGTCCGATCTCGTTTTATTTATACAAGTAAAAGACGTAATATGACTTGGGTTCTAAAATTTAAGTTTAAGGTAATTTGAACCTACTCTATATATTCTAACCAACAGTTAAGTAAATATTTTTTACCAGATAAAGGAGGATTACCTCTATGAGTGTGAGTAAACCCAGATGGGCATATGACCATTGTACCTGTTCTTGGTTTTACTCTACGACTTTGATACAACCATTCAGTCTCTCCACCTTCCTTAACATCATTGAGATATAACATGACCAATGCAATTCTAGCTCCTAATGGTAATGCACCATGTTCACAATGCCATACATGATATCCTTGTTTAGGAAGAGTTTTTTGAATCTTTACAGTTCCTGATATTGTATGTTTAGCAACTCTTTCTAATGCACCATACTCATTAACATAATGTTTATAGCAACTCATCACTGTTTGTTTAAAAGTATCAAATATCCAACAATCTAATCTGGTATTGATATCAGTTTGTGGAGTACAAAAGTTAGCAGTGTTAGATAAAAAATATTGACTATTATCTTTATCAGTTTTTAAGGGATTCTTTTCTGCGTCTTGTCTACTCAAAACTAATCCATTTGAAGCATATCTTTCGTAATATTCAATTATCCTATTACAATCCTCTGCTGATACAGCGTTGGGATAAACTCCTATAAAATCTGTGTGATCCATATTTTTTTAATTAAGAAGGAGGGCATTACACCCCCCAAGGGTTGTTGGGTTACAAGGACAACCTATCCCCGATCTCTCCTAGGCAGTCGCTAGTTCACGAGTGCGAGAGAATGCAACGATTTTATTCGCTGCGAAGTTAGATGTTTTTGCATCTATGGGTTGCTTATCCAAGCAGGTTTCAGTCACAATCGTAATACCCCGTCAAAACCAGTGCAGCCCCATAAGTGGAGCTGAGGGGAGTTGAACCCCTGTCCGAAGCTATTCGTAAAGTCACCTAGGTAGCAGTATGAGATCAGGCAATTGCTTGATACCAGCATGCACCAGTCTGTGACAATTGGCACAAAGAGGTACACACTTATCTACTTCCTCCTTTAACTTATCATAAGGTCCTGTTCTTGTCAACCCTGTGAGACTAACAGTTTTTTCACTATTATCTGCATGATGAAGATCCATACAGCATATGGGATACTGTATGTTACAAATAACACAAGGACTTGATTTAGCATCATCAACTAACTTCTGTCTATTTTTAGGACCACGTTGATTCATTCTTTTAGTTTTACCGTGTTTTCTTGCCCATTCTCTCTGATATTCTCTATTCTTTTCCTTGTCCTTTATGGGCATGTAATTTCTCCAATGCTTTACGCACCTCTGGTGTTTCATCCCAAGACCATATATTAGTGTGCTTAGGATTCTTTTTTTCTTGTATAAATGTTTTTTTCACTGTTTCGCTGCTCCTTAATTTCATATTGCTATTGGTTTATCAGTTTTCTTTAGATCATATATGACATCACTACCCCAAACTAGTTTGTCATCTCTCCAACCTTGATCTCTACTTTTATAATGTTCTCCGTTAAACTTTACTGTAGATCTTACCACACCACCACGGATGATGCAAGCATCTGTTTTTACTTTACCATCATAATAATCTCCTACTTGAAAAAACATCATATCACAACAATGGTTGTGTTCTCCCCATTCTGGTGTCCAGTTTTGTACTATGATACAACCTTGTTGTTCAAATACCTTATGCCATTTATATCTGTATGGATTATTTTCTCCCATATAATGATACCATTGTTTTGATGTCAACAAGTTATCACCAATGCGTTCCCACCTTAATTTACAATGAGCATACATAGCAGGATTAGAGGATGCCTGATTCCAGTTATCATAAAATCCCTCTAATTTATCACAAAAATCTTTTACTGAAATAGGCATAAATATTTGTTAAAATTAAGATCTGTTTAATAATTCTTACCCCTAAATAACGATAGAATTAGGGATAACAAGATGAAGTGAAATTGCTTCGTTATGTGTTCAAATTTTAGTAGGAGGTAGTTTCTATGCATAATATCAACAGTAATCAATTAGCAGAGTGGAAACACTTTGAAACCAAAGAAAATAGTTACCAACTAGAAAAAATAGACGATTATTACAACTGTATGATAGATGCAGAAGCAACGCACTCAGACAAACGAATATGTTTAGACATACTAAACTAAAGTAATTAAGACCCCGAAAGGGGTCTTTTTTTAAGCAATTCAATCACTTCTTAAACACTCCTAATTTTGCTAAAAGATATACTCCTAGTATAGTCCAGAATACAACTTCTAATCCTATATTATTCATTATCTAAACCTTTTGGATACAATCATTTCTGCAACAAAATCACTCAAATAACTTTTAAATAATTGCCAGAATGATAGACTAGCATTTCCTTGGATTTCTTCAAACATATACATATTCAACCTAAATGCATAATTTGCTTCTGCAATCAAAGCATTTGTTTGATGTTCATCTACACCTAAATTATTGAGAATTTCTCTATAATTATTTTTAAATGCTTTTGCATCTGTTATCTCAGGAAACTCATAAAACTGTAACCCTTTTCCTACTGGTGGTTTAAGAACACGTGATGCAATTTCTCTTAATATTTTACCACCTGATAAGTCTCCAATATATCTGGTATAATGATGTGCAATAAGAAGATAAGGATCTTGCTCTGCTACTTCATTTATTCTGAAACAATATGTGTTACATGCATCTGATGGTTCTTGCATATCTTTCCAATTAGAACCATAAAAATATTCAAGATCTTTTTCAAGATAAGATTTACGTTCTAATTCTGGATAATATATTGCCTTAACTCTAGGATCTTCTGAGTTTTTGATAGAAGATTCCATTGTATCATAAACATAATAAAAATTAGTAAGGAGTTTACGATACTCTTCTGGATCTAAAACTCCTTTCAAAAAAGATGATACAAACTTAGTATTTTCTGCTGCTGAATGAGACTTCTTAGTCCCCTCTTTTAAATCTAGTGCTAACATTTTATTTTATAACCATTGGATCGTCATAGATGTATCGTTCTTGTGGCACTTGAAACTGTATACTTTCTATTAATAGATTTATGTCAGCAGAAATAGCATCATTTGATTCTGCCATCCTACGAAAACCACACCCTACAAATAGTTGACCTGCAAACACAGAGACAGTTGCTGCACCCCAGAACAGATAATAAAATCTGGACTTTACCTGTGCTCTCAGTTTTTCACGTTTAGTCATTCTATATTATAACTTATCCATTACAGCATAGCATAAAAAAGGAGGGGTTGCAACCCCTCCTAATATATTGTTACTAATCGTTAAATTAGAATGCGTATCTTGCACCAACTTTACCAGAGAAGTCAAGATCATCATCGTTTGTTGCACCATAGATTTCTCCATATGCAGATACCTTTTCAGTGATACCTTTAGATCCACCTAAGTATGCAGCAATTTCTACATCACCGAACTCATCAGCAGTTTCTGTGTGCTGTACTGTAGGACCTCCAGAAACGTACCAAGAAACTCCGTTTCCTGTTGTTCCTTCGTATCCAATTTGGAATTCAATATTTCCGCTTGAATATGAACCATCAGGATAAGATCCGTTTGCTTCTACATTAACGTAAGGACCAGCAAAAGCGGCTCCAGAGAATAGAAGAGGTGTTGCTGCAAGAGCAGCGATTGTTGATTTAATCATTTTTGTATTTTTGTCTCGCAAAGAAAAAACCCTTGCGGATGATAAGATCCCCGACATGGGATCTATTGTTACATCTGCACAGGGTACGATCTTTCGGGCCTGATTTGTTATGTAATGATATTTAGTATACAATATCTTCGGGATCATGTCAAGCCCCTGTTTTGTGCTAGTTTCCTAATTTAAGTAAATGAATATAGCATCCATATCAATTGCACCAGCAGTAGCAGTTATTTTAACATCCTTTGCTGCTCTAATTTTAACATCTCCAACATCACCTGATGGTACTGATAACCCACCTGACGCTATACCAACACCTTTTGCAGAACTCATACTAAGATCACCACCAGATTTTATATTTGTAAGTCCACCTGTAGTGATATCAAACAAGGCACCAGTATTGAATTGCATGTCAACACCTGCATTTAATTTTAAACTTCCTGTTTTAGAATCTATATTAATGCCACCAAAACCAGCAGAGGGAGCAGTCAATCCTATATGTAATCCAACACTTCTGTTCAAAACAAGTGGCACACCAGGCAATGCTTTATTGCCTAATATAACAGTGCTTGATATTCCACCAACATCTACACTATAATCTCCACCAAATCTACGATTAACATGTCCCGCAATAACAATATCATCAGATCCTCTTGGATCATTTCCTGTCATAAGACGTTGCAAAACTTTTATCTGTGCTCTATCTCCTCTCTCATCCTTAACATCAAATTTTGATGTATATCTGCCAGTATTTTGGAAAATACTTCCTTTTGCAGCGATAGTTAATGTATCACCTACCTCAATTGCCATAGTATCAACAGCTTCAAAGACAATATTAGTTGCCTTTATACGAAGTGTACCATGCGTCATTTGTGTTACATCACCATAATTAGTCTCTTCTGCTGCAATTATTTCATCGGGATAATCTTTTTGTAAGAAACTTTTTTTATTTCCTTTTCTTTCAAGCACAGTAGGACCTGTCTTGGTTATCTGTCCTCCTCTAGAAACAGTAATTAATTTTCCATTACCATCTTTTTTAGGACCGCATTGAATTTGGACATTACCATTCTTAAATATATGGATTCCAAAACCTAAAGTTTTATCTAAAAGTTGTGCTGATCTTCTATCTGTCCTTATTGTGAATGTTTTATTATTAATTAAAACATTATGAAATGTATTACCTGTGCTATCTTGTGCTTCATCATTGGTAACAGGTTTTACTAATGGTTTGGTGGCATTAAATTTTTCTGAAGTTGTAGTCATAATACCCCCTATGGACAATCAATATAAGATCCTGTTCCAACCTTAGCAGAACCAATTCTAACACGGGCATCAGGATCTAGACAAGTAAATGATGGAATAAATTTTGCCCCTACTCCACCACCACCAGAAATAATAACCTCTGGATACTCCTCAAACGTAATGGTTCTATCTTTAATTCTAATAGAAATTACTTGTCCATCTGTATTAATTTGTGCTTCAGCAACATCTTGAGATTTATTAATAAAAACTGTTGGAACAGATGTGTAACCTTTGCCTGGTGATATCATAGTAAATGAATCAATAATACACTCCTTGTTAGCAGTGTTTGGTGTATTCTTTTTATATCCAAATCCAGGATTAGTAATACGTATTTCTTTAGCAAATCCATCATCTAATAATATTTCACCTGTTGCTCCAAAACCCTGACCAGTAATGAAAACTGCTGGTCTCTCTACAAAACGAGTACCAGTATCTTTTATAGGTATGTAAAGTATTCCACCATCATCATTTGTTATAGCATCATCTGCTTCTGGCAATCTGACAAGATTGTCACCCGTATCTTCCTCTGAAAGATCTTGAATCCTATTCTTGTCCTCATCACTTAGACCAGAAAGATCAGAAGATATTATAACACTTGCCTGTGCTCCTGTGCCAACAATCGCAAATATCAATGTTTCATCTCTCTCTGTAAGATCAGCATCTACCGCAATTCCTACCACAACTTTAGCACTATAATCTCCAAAATCCTCTACAATAAAAGTACCATTTAAAGTATTGGATGTAAGATCACTAGGTGTAACATCACCAACTAACGAATAATCATATGGAGTGCCTATCGTTACGTTCGTTGCAGCGATGGTAAACGTAACAAATTCACCCTCTTTTACTGTTGTCCTATCAGCAGTAACTGTAAATTTAGGAGCAAGATTATTTTCTGCCTCTCCTGTTGTTTCTGGTTGAACACTATCTACCCAATTTTTAGGGTCATTGATGTTAACTTGTGGAAAATCATTATTGCCTGTTTCTAAATCACCAGTTTCAATGTCTCCATCACCTCCTTCACCGCCAAGATCAACTGATTGTTCTATTGGTGTAATAACACATCTAGCAATATTATTGAAAAAGAAAGATGTAAAATTTGATCCATCTTTAGGTGTGTCTGGAATAATTCTCATAAAGAAATCTTCCTTCAACTCATTTATATTATCTTGAAAAGTTTCTACTTCAATTGTCTTAGATTTTTCATTTGGTGCAAATCCTAAAACACCGCTAACATCAGCAAAATCAATTCCTTTAGTTGCAGTACCGTCTTGTACATTAAATTCAACACTAGAAGAGACACCAATAAATCCACTTCTCTCAACAGTAAATACAGCAATATCTCCCTCTTTAACTTTGATATCTTTCATGAGATATTTGATTCTAGTTTCTTCTTCTTGAATACCACCAACAAATGCAATACCAGTGTCTATTAATTTTTTTCCTTCATATACATCAGTACAAGTATACTGTGACCAATCTTGACCAGTTCCCCATTTATCAAGATCTTCCAATAATCTCTCTAAGAAATTTTTATCTGGATCATCATCTGAATTATCACTACAAATTTTAGTTTTTGGTGAACATTTCTCATTAGGTCCGTTGCATTGAATACCAAGAAGATCTAATACTTTATTAATAGCATCACCAATTATGTTAAGAGGTGCAGCAATCGCACCTAGTATATCTTGTAAAGGTCCTAATATTTTTTCAAGAATATCATTCATTAATGATTGAATTTGATTTAACAAACCTTGCACAAATTCATCAACTTGACATGCTGCTTGTTTGTAGATATTAAACAAATAACCAAAAATAATATTTTCTAACCATTTTGCAAGACGATCTGCAAGATCTGACATCGTACAACCAACTTTTGCTAATTGATCATCAAGAAATTTTTGAAGTTTATTTAATCCTCTTCCACCTTTATCAGGTTTTAGAATTGCTTTTGTAATCCATTTTGATGCTTCTCTAATTTTTTCTAAAACAAATCCCTTGATATTAGCAACAAATGTTCTCATCACAAGAATTGCCTGATCAACATATTCTCTACCAATGTCTATCTGATCATATATTCCACCAGACATTTCTCCTACAAGATATGTTCCTAACTTACCATCATTCCTTTGAATCTCAAACAACATCTCAGAAAATAATCTAGTGAATGTTGCTGAAAGACTTGGATCGCATGTACTCGCTCTTACTACACATACTTTTGTACCAGCAGGATTTACCTCACTATTCTCTTGATCCTGAGCAACTTGCAAATTAGTTTTATTACTCTGAATAAATTCGTTTGTGTCAATGGTTTCTATTATTTCACCAGTGGTTACATGACCTTTATCTGTATTTTTAGAATTAACAAGTTTTTTAGTTTCACTTTCAGATAAATCAGCAACTTGAGTATAATCAGGTAAAAAATTTGCAAATGCTAAACATTCTTTTGTTGGATCTTCACCTTTTATTTCCTCATCTGTTGCATGAGCAGTACCTCCTATAGATCCAATAATACATGGATTCTGTCTATCATTATCAAGGAAAAATCCTATTACCCAAACTCCTTTATCAAGTTGATTTGAGACTGTTGTACAAGCACCAGGTATATGTGGTGTTGTTACAGGAAATGTAGAAATTGCCCAAGGCAAATCTTCAGTTTTAACAGCATTACAATCTTTTGGATGTAATCCTACAATTCGTACCTTACATCTTCCTGACTCTTTAGGGTCTTCATTTGACTCAACTTGTCCAACCCACCATCGGAATCCATCAGATCCTATTTGGTGGATTGGAAAAAGTTCATTTAGGGCAGAATCAATCGTCATATACTAGGCACTCTGGTTCGTCTGGATGTTGATCACAAAATAATTCAAGTGCATTAGGATCATGATGATCTCCTGCTTTTATCTCATCTTTATGATGCTCTACATACTCTTCAAGGTCGTGTAACTCTTCCTTGTAATGTCTGCGAGCAGCTGGTGAGATTGTTGGATCAGAGATCCTTTCTTTATCTTTTTGGATGTGTTTTTCTATAGATTCCATATGGTCTCCTTATTTTACTTTTGTCTCTTGGTCTTTAATTCCTTGAGAATCTCTTACCAAGTCTAGCACAGTGTATAAAGTTCTGCTATCCCCCATGTTGAATTGGTGATTTACTTGTTTAATTAAATAAGTACCACTATGTTCTTGGTCATAAGCAGTTTCTTTAGCAACCTCCGCTGATTGATCAGGAATTCTTATCTCAATTTTATCACCCGCACATAATTCAAGATGACCTGTAATAGATATAGTCAATTGTTGATTAAACAATATACCTGATCTTGCAAGACCTTGAGATAGATAATACAATTGCAAATCTTGGTAAGGATGACTACCATCACCTCCACTTTCAACTGAAGCAATTTTGGGGTCTTGATTCCAAAGTTCATTATCAAGGATAGTTGACATAATTCTTGTTGGATACTGTGATAATTCTTTTTGACCCTTTGGTAGTGTTGTTTGACTTCCTAGGTGTGCCATATCATTCCACGTATTTTCAAGAGAATATCTTTGTTCCTTGTAAGTTAGTGTATTTATGTTCAAAGAACAAACGATTGATGAGTAATGACCCTCTCTTAACTTTTTAATCATGTCAAGTTCTTGAGCAAATACAATTTCTTGTATTCTAAACAAAGAAGGTTCATTTAATTTTGCGGGTTGCCAATAAAACTTACTTGATTTAGCTGAAGTTCCATTAAATTTATCTTTATCAGTAGAAACTAAACTATCAATTGATTTAAATACAAATCCTCTATTAGTTTGAAAAAACAAATATCCAGCAGTTCCAGAACCCTCAGATGCTTCTGAATCTGATATATCACTTTTAATATCTGATTGTTCAGAACTATCTTCTTTATTTAAATTATTCTTAGAAATTTTTTCTGATATAGTTTTAGGTAAGAATGACTTAATTACACTGTATGGAGATTTTTTAGTTGGTAAAACAACCATATTTGTTATAGATGGTTCTATATCCATTTTATCTTCAGAAACTTGTAAGTAGTCTTTAAGAATTTTTCTTGCCAATCCAGATGTAGTATCAGATAATTTTTTATTTACAATAATTCCTTCGTTACGCAATCCTTCACGGGATAATAATGATAGTGTGTACACCTGTCTTCTAGAAACATTTATTCTGTTAGAAATATTCCAAACACGAAACTCATATGTATATCTTCCATTTTCCGTTAAGTCATCAACCTCAACAACAACTTTTTCAAATCCTTGAATAGGCATACTAGAAATAACATTTTCTGCACTATCCTCTATTACCATAGTGGCAGCGTATGAAGGCCACATAATATCTTCAAAATATTGAAATTGTTTACACATATCACCTGCAAGGTTAACATATGGTTTAGTGTCATCAACAACTGCATACAATGCAATTTGTATAATATCAAAACTAGTTGCGTAATTTTTTTCAGTCATTCAATTATACCGAGTATGGTGATATATATGTTCCTGCTTTTAGAGGATTTCCTTTAAATTTAATAGCAGAATATTCTATTTGATTATCAACATTACTATTAGCAGCTTGATTATTCATGATTACTTGATTATCAGGATTAGTCAATCCATCAACAATACCATTAATCTCATCATCCATTGACATATTATATGCTATATTAGAAGTTTTTAATCCATATTCAGGAGATTCAAATTTTCTGTAATCATAGGCATTCTCATATGCTACAGATTTAGTGAATACATCACTATTAAGAGAGGATTGATCTGTAGGATAATCTGGTAATGCTAAGAACTGTTCCGCAGTAATACCATACTTTTTCTTAAATCTTTCTGGATCACCAAAACCGTTAATAACCATAGTAGCATCTTTCATTGCTGTAGCTCTTAAAATAGCTCCAAAATCTTGTTTAGATTTATAAGTTTTTTCTTTTTTCTTACCACCAAAAAATCCACCAGTTCCATACATTTTACCACCAACTCCTGATGTTCTATTATTAACGTAAGTGTTGCCACCTGTACCTCTATAGGTCATGTTTCCACCACCTCCACCAAACAAGAATTCTTTTATTTTAGTAAGAATTCCTTTTTCTCTTGCTTGTTTACCTAAACCACCACTAAGAACATCTTTTCTTTTTTGATTTTGAACAAATCTTCTGTCTGCACTCTCAGTTAACTCAGTTGATGCATCAGAAACACCAAAAGCTTCCATCACAGGAGAAATAATAGATCTTATGTGTTTTGTTACGCCTGGTGGTAATATAGTATTACTTAATACATTAGACATTATACCACCAGTTACTATACCTGCCATCTTAGCTGGTAATTGTATTGCTTTTGCGAGATCATCAGCACCTCCAATTTTCATCTTACCTCCCATCATTGGAGATATATTAACACTACTATTAAAAGTTGGTTTCATAGTAGATGGATTATCACCAGGTCTTATACCTCTTTCTGCCATCATTGGCATATTTCCTATCGGTTCTTTGCCTACAGCACTAGGTTGACCTTGAGTAAAATTGTTATCAAGAGGAATAACCGCTTCATCACCATGTAAAACTGCTAGATATCCACTATCAGGACCAGAAACTATACCGCCTTCAGCAAGACTTGGTAATTCATCCTGATCTTCCAAGTCCATATCACCTTGAAAAGCACTAAGAATACCTCTATCATCGTCTGCAAGATCTTCTTGTTGCATTTGACGGATCTCTTCCCTATCCATGTCTTGCATCAAAATTCTATTTGCATTAGATAAATCTACTTGTTGCCTTTGAAAAGATTCTTTCGCAGTTGCTTCATTTTTATCTCTCTTTGCATCAGCTGATCTATTTGAATATCTTAGTGCTTCAATGATAGCATCTAATTTTTCTTCAAGACTATCGGAACTTTGTTCTAATTTTTTATAAGTTTGATCAATACCATCTTTTGCAACATTTATGTTTTCATTTGTGTCATCTATTTTTTGATTGACAGTATTAAGACTAGAACTTAAGGAGATTGATACAGCAGATATAAAATTACCAAGTTTTTCATCATGCACTACAACATTTGTTCCTCTAGTAGCAGTATTAGTAACTCTTGGTGTTCTAATTAATCCGTCAAAAGGAGTTCTAGTAACAATTTCTGGATTGATACCACCTCCACCAAGACCACCACCAGATCCTTTAAAACCACCAGAACCAGTTGATCTAAAAGGTCCTACTGAACTAGAAAATGGTGAAGATTGCCCTCTTGCGATATAAGAGGGATCCTTCATAGTAACATTAGGAACCCGACTTTGAAATCTTCTAGGTAAACCACTTGTAACTCTAGCACCAAGAGCGTGAGCGAAAAACTCACCAAACATAAGCATAGGATCTACACCAAATGCATCAGCAACATCCACTGCATTTTTCTTTGCTTCACCAGCAGTTTTTGCAGCTGCCATAATTTGTTTGGCAATTGCTGTTGATAAATCTCCTGTAAATGTTTTTTCTAATGCCATTATACTGTATGTTTCGCTAGGTTATACGCTTCAAAAAAGTTTTCTTCTACATTACGTGTGTCACTAAAAATTACGGATGATGTAGGACTATTTACTACTTGATTATTGACAATTACAATAGGATTTTTCCTCGCCACTTGTCTTTGCTGCATTAATCTCTCACTACTACCATTTTCTACCATATTTGTCATTGTTGATGCTAATTTATTATTAGATCCAATACTATTTAATGAAGTTTCATTATTTTTAGTAACTGGTTTTAATTTTTCTAGTAAACCACTTGGTGTTTGATTAGCTGCACCTGTTACTAGATTTATCAAAGCATCTGCGTTACCATATCTTGCAGCACTATCTGGTTCAAAGAAATCAACACTAGTATGCCATCCTGACATATTACCAGCATTGTTAGGTTGTATTTGTGGAACGCCAGGTGTATCAACACTCACAAATCCAACCGAACCTAAAAGTTCACCAGCTGACACTTGTTGTCCCACTTTGACAGCAATACCACCATCAGGAAAATGTGAATATAAGGCATCAAACTGTTGTCCATTACTAGGATCTACACTTCTAATAACAACTACATTACCATATCCTTTACCGTATAGTAAACCTGTCTCAAGAACGTAACCAGGAAATAAATTGTAGTTATTTTTAAAATCTCTAAAACTAAAGTCAACGCCTGGTTCACCAGATCTATCTCTACCTTGTTGACCATAAAATTCTATAGTTGCACCATCTCCACCCATAATAGGAGTTTTGGGTGTAACATCACCACCTATTCCACCTTTACCCTTATCAGCAGGATTTGCAAATCTATCCATAAAATCCCACCACTGATTTTTGCCCTCTGGTTTACCGTCCTTTCTACGAGTTTCTGATTTTTCTTTGTTTTCCTCTTCTACCTCTTCATTCTTTTCCTTTTCTTTTTTACGAACAATCCTAAGTTCTTCATCTCTTTCAGAAGCACTTGTTGTTTCTACGTCTTTTTTAGTATTGATAGATCCAACATCAAAATTATAATTTGCTTTTGGTATGGTATAAGAAGATAAACCAGATTCTCCTATTAATGAGTTAGCTTCTGCACCAAATCCTGTTGCATTAGCAAATGATTTAGTAACACTGAGTAATTGTGCGATTGCATTTACATTATTACCCATTCCCATAGGAACATTAATTGAATCTACATTACCCATCTCATATTGACTAGGACCTATTCCAAATGCATCTTGGAAAAATCCAGCTATGTTTGCGTCAGATGGTATGGGAAGATTTGGTCTAAGATTTTTATTATATGCTTCTTTATCAATATCACGTAAAATATCAATAATAGCAAATCCCCAACCTGCGGCTGGTATACCACTACCAAAACTTAATGCCATACCTTCAGGATCTCCCATAGCAAGACGAACTACACCCTCAATAAATGCATATGCGGTACCAAATATAGGAAATCCACCTTTCGTGGCACTGGAAGCGACTTTTACACCTATTTTTTCTGCACCCTCAGTACCAATCTTTCTAACTATTGCTTCTTGAATTTGAGGATTTGACATCGCTTTTATGAAAACTCCATCAAGATTTCCAAGTTGTTTGTTAATTACTTTTTGTCCCGTTTTTTTGGTAACACCTTTAGTAACATCTTTAGCAAGTTTTTTTTGTACCTTTTTTCTCACTCCTTTTCTAGCTACTTTTTGACCACCAATAGTCATTTGTTGAAATAACTCTTTAGCTATTGTATCTCTTCTTCCTTGAATAACAAAATCAGCTATTGCATCAATACTATTGAGTTTTTGTCCCTTAAGTAATGCATTTTTTCCAAATTGAGCAAAAGCTTTTCCAAAAGTTCTCTCAGAAAGAGATTTGGCAGAACGACCAAATAAAAATCTTTCTATAGATACTGCACCCACATCAAGTGATGCGATACGTGCAGGTAATTTTTTTGCTACTATGCTTGATAATTTTTTACCACCATACAAACCAAAAGGGGTTAAAAATCTTTTTGCAATACCAGTGCCAGGTCTTGAGAATTTTTTAGCAAGTCTTTTAGCAGCACCAATACTTGATAATCTTACGAGTTTAGCTCTCGCTCTTACTGTTCTTGGAATAAGAGATTTTGATATTTGTGCTATGAGAGATGCTGTAAATCTATTACCCAATATACCAGAAAGAATTTTTCCAAAGATACCGAAAGCTCCTGTTCTAGTTTTCTCATAGGCAAAAGTTCCTGAGAGATCAAATCCCTTTTCAAGTTGTGCTTCTATTCTATCAAGTTGTGATTCTGCTTCATTTTTTCTGTCTATTGATGCGATTGAACCTATATTTTTTAAAATTATATCAAACTTATTTTCTAATAATTGATTTTGACTTACAAGTAATTTTTGTGTATCTGCAACTCCACCTGCCAATATATTTGTTTTTGTAGATAAATTTTCAAATTGATTTTTTGTATTTAATATTTTCCCTTCAAGAGGTTGAAATATATTTAATACGGTTCTCCTTAAATTCTCATCTCTAACAGAAATTGAGGGAGAATCATCATCTTTTAATTCTTTAGCAGCAGATTTTACCTCTTTAGAGGCATTAGCATCCTCATTATCCAATTCTTTTATGCGAGTCAACAAAACATCAGCAATTGCTGTTGACAAATCTCCTGTATATGTCTTTTGTAATGTTGCCACTATCTTTTTACTTTAGCTGCTTCTTGTTTTTGTTTGAGATCTTCTAGATATTGCACTAAAAAAGTAGTATATACTTCTTTTTCCCAAGGCATCATATTCTCAATTTCACTCAAGCTGTATTTATGATACTGCATTAGGGCAAAATTCATTCTAAAATACCCTTCCAAACTATTTTGAAAGAGTGCTATGCGAAAAAACTCTGCAATCCCTCAATTGTGTACGAGGATTCTTTACCAGTTTTAGGATTTACCACCTTAAACGTATGACTTAGTTTAGGAGAAGTCTCATAAAATTTTTGAATTTTTTCAAACTGTTTTGTAGTCAAACTATCAACAAATGTGCGAAATTCCTTTTTTGTGGTAGTGCTTGAGTCATACACCTCCTCATCATCAAATATTTGATCTATGGAATTTGCAATGAAATCATAAACCTCATCGGTTTTCATTTCTTTTGATAAAAACTCCCTTTCAACAAATTCCTTCATACTAGGATATTTCATAACAAGACCAGTTTTATCATCAAACATAATTTTTTTATCATGTCCTTCAGGTTTAAAAATTTCAACATTATCAATATTAATATTCGCTTCTACCTGTGTTTTATTGTCATCTAGACAAGTTACAGTTAGAGTTATATTTTCACCAATAGATGCTCCTCTGATCTTTAAAAACAAATATTCTAAGTCAAAACTGGGTAATGTATCTACCTTTAATCGTGTAATAACGCAATTTTTGATTAAATCTTTAACTGCACTTATTACCTGTTTTTCGTCTTTTGATTCAAGTGCTAATAAAAGTACTTTTTCCTCTTTTACGAGAAATGGACGATATTTGACAGTTTTGCCTGTAGAGGGTAATTCAAGTTCATACGTAGGATACCCAAGTTTCGGTAATGCCATAAAAACAATTTCAAGTCGTATATTTATATATAGCGACTTTTTGAGTAAAAAAATAGCGGAAAATTTTTTCCCGCTTTTATGGAATCAAAAAGTCAATTTTACTACACAGTAGGAGGGATGTTGTCAGCAAAATCTGAATTAAGTAATGTTCCCGTCAAACCATCACCACCTGATCCTTTCTCTATTATATCTCCATAAACTACTGTATGTCTTGAGTAATGGAAGTTTACATTTACTCTCGTAATTTGTGATACACCATAAGATAAAGGAACCGCATCTATCGCATATGGATAAGCATTTTCAAGAATATATGTAACAGGTGCTCTACCATTAGCAGCTTTCGCATTTGGTTCTGTTTTCACTATTCTCATTGTACAAGCATAATCATCTTGATACTTTAATCTGTTAACCCTGTTTCTAAATTTAGGAACAACAGTTTGTGCATCTTGAAAACTAGTATTTACTGTCCTAAATTCTTCATCAAACATCCATTCATACCACCAATGAAAAAACTTCAATGGCACTAATTTAGCATCACAAAGAAATCCCAATCCAACATCAGTGAATAATCTTGAATGTGGATATTGTACAGCAGCCTCACCAAGATATCTTCCACTCAATTGTCCCGTAGCACTTTGAACATTAGGTAGTTGTGCTTCATCACAGAGCATCGTCACTATGTCTTTATCCTCACCTGCATAATATGGCATTTGACTTTTTAATGAGTCTGATAACTCAAAGAACACATCAAAACCAGTAGTCAGAGACATACCTCTCTGTCTACCAATTTTACTCATAAATTGATCTATTCCTGTTATTGCCACTAAATATAATTGTTGGATTCTATATTATATATGGCTTATTCTGGACTTTATAAACCCTTACACCCAAAAAAGTACCGTGGGAATCCATCTCGCATAGTTTATAGATCACTATGGGAGAAAAAATATATGAAATATTGTGACCAAACACCCTCCATATTAGAGTGGGGTAGTGAAGAAGTCATAATTCCATATCGTTCTCCTATAGATAATAGAGTGCATAGGTATTATCCTGATTTTTATATAAAAGTTCGTGAAAAAAGCGGAAAAATATCTAAGTATATCATAGAAATTAAACCAAAGAAACAAACAAAACCCCCTTATGGTAAAGATAAAAGAACTACTGCCTACAAAAGAGAAGCTCTAACCTTTGCAAAAAACCGTGCTAAATGGAATGCTGCTGAAGAGTTCTGCGATGATAGGCAGATGAAATTTTTAATACTCACAGAGGATCATTTAGCGGTATGAAACAATGGCAACAGGATTTAAAGACATACAAGTCCCATCATTTAATGAGGACGCAGGTTATGAAACAATATTTGAAAAAATAAAACAAGAAGCAGGTGGAGAGATAAAACCCTACCTGTGGTATAGAAATGCAATAAGAAAGTATGCACTAGGACTTAGTGCAGAACCAGAAAAACTAATACGTGAAGAAAGGACAGATGATAGAGGTAAAGAAGAGTTTGAAGACACTAATTTATTGAGGAAGTATGCAGTTTCTGGACACATGTATATTTTTGAATACAAAGCAAAAACTGCTGCAAAACTACCATATTATGATCAATTTCCGCTTGTTTATGTAATCAAAGCATCTAGAACTGAGTTTTGGGGATTAAACCTACATTACATGACACCAAAGAAAAGAGCATGGGTAGTAAAGAGATTACTAGACGGAAAAATAGACGCACCTCGTAGTTGCTTTCATAAATATATAACTAGATATGTTGAAGGTTTATTCCTTGATTTAGCTGCAGCTGAATGGTCTACAGCAATACTATTGCCAATTGAGACATTTGTAAGGAATAATAAAGGCAAACCTGGTCAACAATCCTATCCAATGGAGGTTGTATGGGATGAGACAAATGAAAACTTCTATGACAAGATCAAACAGAGAAGAATCATTCGTGGTTATGGTAAGAAAAAAGATCGCTCAATGGTAAAGATATAATATGACCTACACAGTACCATCACTAGGAAGAGGATCAGGACCCTCTAATAACGCAAATGATTTTCCCCTAGGTAGTATAACAAGAGATCCTAATGGAATTTACTGGAGATCAGGTGGACAAGTAAATAAACAAACATGGGAGCAATTAACTGGAAAGGATGGTATATTTAAAGATAACATAGCATTACCCAACAATCTTAAAGCAGATGTGCCTTGGTATGTTGCTAACTCAATTGCAATTAAAGAAAGAGCAGGAAGTAAAGTAAAAGTAGGTCCTCTTGGTGGTGAACTTCCTACTAAAGATGAAAGAACATTAAGATGGCCAGAGGATGCTATAAATACCGATACTGATTATGTATTTTTTCAATTTGGAAAATATATCCCTCCATTTAGTCAAGATGCTGCTAGATTAACAGGAAAAACAGAAAAAGATGCTAAAGAAACTGGGGGGTATAATCCACAAGTAAGAGAATTATACGAGTCGTCTTCAAACAATCTTGATGTAAGTCAATTTGCAAATAATATAATGCTTCCAATACCACAAGATTTATCTAATGAGATACAACAGGTATGGCAAGGAAAACAATTTACACAATTAGGTAGAGCAGCACTTGCTGCTGCTGCTGGAGGTAGTATTTCATACGCAAAGGAAGTTGTAAATAATATAACGGGAAACGCCAAGGCAATACAAACTGCATTAACTAGTACGATTCTAAATTCCATACCTGGTGTTGGTGGTAACATATCTTACAATGATGTTAGTGGATCTACAAGAGGTATTGTAATAAATCCTAACGCAGAATTACTATATGATTCTCCAGAAATGAGAGAAATTGGAATGATATTTAGATTAGTTCCAAGAAATTCTAATGAGTCACAACAAATACAAGACATAGTAAAAACATTTAGAAAAGCAGCTATGCCTAATTGGGGTGCAACTGGTGGCAACGCTTCGGTTGGAGCTGCAGGAGAGGCAGTTGAGGGTAATCTTATTGATAGTTTTGGAGGTGAGGATAACTGGATAAGAGTTCCAAATCTATGTAAATTTACTTTTATGAAAGGTCAAGAAGCACATCCATATCTAATACAATTTAAACCATGTGCTATCAGTCGTGTAGAGGTAAACTATACATCTGATGGAACCTTTGCCACATATACTGATGGAGCACCTGTTGCTGTGGAATTATCACTTAATTTTATGGAAACAAAACTTATATTTGCAGACGAAGTAGAGAGGGGATTCTAATGTATTTTTCACTAACACCAGACATATCATACGATACTAAACCAACATCGTTTCCTTTTTCAGAATCAGATCGTATCATTGCTAAAAATTTTTTTAGAAGATATAAAATTAATGATAATCTTTTTGGTTACGCAACTTTTTATTCAAAATACTCTATTAATCAGGGTGTAAAGATAGAAACTATCGCAGAAAGATACTATGGTAAACCTACGTACGATTGGGTTATAGTGTTGACTAATAATTTTATAAATCCACAATTTTCATTTCCCTTGGAAGATAGCACTATAAGGAAAATTGCAGAGGAAAAATATGGTGATGATGCCTTTAGTGGAGTACACCACTATGAAACAATAGAAACTAAATCTGGTCAAACAATTGGTGGGAAACCAGTGTTAGCATTAGAGGGTGGATTAACCGTGGACAAAAAATTTTATGATTCTCCATTCACATATTGGAATGGGACTCAAAATGTTACTGTTGCAGGAAATACCGTATCTAAAAAAGTATTAAATTTTGACCACGAAATAACAGAGAATGAAAAAAAGAGAGAAATATTTATTCTCAGAAAAAAATTCTTTATTAAATTTATAGAAGAATTTAAAACAAAAAGTTTATACTCCGAGTCTTCTGACTTCATAAGTAAGAGACTTAAGAAGACTGGGGTATAAACTTTTTTAACTAAAATTTTGCCAGAAAATTTTTTCCAGATTTATGGAATTGGACTAGCAGTTTTTGTTTAGGTCTTCAACCATGTTGCCACCTATTTCTGCACCCTGTTCCATGCCCATCATCGTAGCAGCACCAGCAATAACCCACCCGACAAAAGGAATACTAGTAAAGGTAGGAGCAACAGCAGCACCAACACTAGCACCGACCATCCTACCTGTTCCTTTTCCTGATCCGATTGCTTCAATGCATGCTTCGCTTTTGTCACTGGCGATATGATCGCCACCTCCTGTTACTTGCCATTCTTTTTGTACATGAACATCACCATTCATTGTATATTCCTCTACAATATCCTTAGTTTCGTTTGCTAATCCTAAGAATCCACCTTTCTCTTTGACGGTAGTTGTTTTAATCATTACCTTTGGATCATTAGCACTATAACTTATCTTGTATCCTTCTTTGTCTGCTGATACAACATAAGATGTGTAAGGTCCTACTGGTGGATTAATTTTAGGTATATCACTTCGTCTTGCTATCATACCTATCATCCCAATATGGGAAAGACCAAGCAGTCCACCCACACCTAGGGCAAACCACTTGGTTAAATTTATTTTTTGTTCACTCATCATTTATTCCTCTTTTCTGGGGGGACTAACTCTTTGTCTTCCAATATATCAGGATATATTCTTTTATCATCAGACTCATATGGTGGTTGAACTGACGAAACAAATACACCGAAGTCTGGTGGATGTGTACCTTTCATAATAGAAACACTTGTAGAAATAAGACCAACACTGAGTGTGGTAATTACCATAGTTGCTTCTGCAATTTCTAATAGTTCAACAAACACTTGTCTTTTAATATGTATTCAAATTATAACATAAAAAATAGGGGTGTGTACACCCCTTGTGACAGTTTAGTAACTGTTCAATTTTCATCAGCATAAGAGAAGAAAAACTCATCCATCATTCGGTTTGCTTTTTCTTTACCAAATCTTTGAGTCATGTACCCTAAGATAGGGTCAAGTTTTTTCATGTAATTATCAAAGTCTTTGTAAAAACTTGTGTCATTACCAGTAGGTTGTGCTTCATCAATCATACTACGATATGTTTCAAGATACTTTCTAAAATCAGGTAAATATTGATCAACCTCATCAAAAGTACAATACCTTACAAAAATGTTTTCTGAAAAATGATTACCCATTTCAAAGAACCGATAATCTTTTTCTGCTTTAGGTAAAGTGGGTAAAGAAAACAAAAATTTTTCAACTGGATGTTGAAAGTCAAATACAATAATGACTCTTTTCTCATGGAATCCCATCAAATCCATACCAAAACAGGGAAGATAACTCCCTGTCTTAGGATAGATTACATTGTTATAGATATCTGATTTTTCATTATAGATATCCACTCGTCTTGATTTTATAAAATGTGGAGCAGTAAAAATATCTGCTGTTAAAGTCAAATTATTTTTACCTTTCCACTCACACCATCGTGAATCAAATATAAACTCAGGGAAAACATCATCAAGAACTTTTTTGTAGTTGACCCAGAGGTCAACACTATTAGTCATCAGATGCTAGGGATGCAAAATAGGATAGTGCATCATCATCTTCAACAACTGCTTCCTGTTTAACAGGAGTAGCACTCATCTTTGCACGAAAATCTGACTGTGGAGCAGCAACTGGTTCATACTCTTCGCTATCTACAGACGGTGTTGTAGGACGTGGAGCAGACCCTAGAACAAGGTTTAACCTTTTTTCTAGTTCCTCATATGTTTTGAATTGATCACGTGCTGTGAACGCTTCTAATGAATGCTCTTGCTTCCATGTTGCTTCAAGTTCAGTATCATCTGCACTAAGAGCACTAACACTATCAAACTCACTGCTGTCATAGTTCCAAAAACCTGCTACCTTTTTAATCTTTAACTTAAAGTTAGCACCTTCCCATAGATCAAACACATTTACTGGTGTCTCATCTTGGAACTCAGGTTGCATAGCAGCAAGGATCTTGTCATGGATTTTCTTACCATACTTATACAAGAATACTTTACCCTCGTTCTCAGGGTGCTTTGGATCTTTTACAACTAAGATGTTACTGTAGTAAGAAAGTTTTCTCTTTTGCTTACGGGCAGTATCTTTATCAGCATCTTCGCCACTATTCCATAGACGACGATTGACTTCACCTACTGGATCTTTATCTCCTAAAGTAGTAAGACTGTTTTCTATGTACCAACCACCAGGTCCTTGAAATGCATGACTGTAAACCTTTGCCCAAGGTACTGTCTCACCATCTGGTGCTGGTAAAAAACGAATGACAGCGTAACCATTACCTGATGCATCTACTTCTGGTTTCCAGAAGCGTTCATCAACTTGTTTGTTACTAACTGTCTTCTCTAGTTCTTTTTGTAAAAATGATAGATTTGATTGAGATTTTTTCTTTAATTCTGCGAACGACATATTGCTTTAGATTTATTTGGATTTGATTGTATTAAAAGGGAGGTTGGGTTTCTGTGTTCCAACACTGACGGTGGCATTTCTACAGTTTAGAAAGAACCATCAGACCTGAGTTCTGACTGGTAGGTCAGTTCTGCCTTGCGACAGCGAGCACCACCTCTAACTCATCACCTTAACTAGACGTATGCCAGCAAGTTTATTCAGTCACTCCCATATCCGATGATCAGTCAGATATATACTATTTATATCACATTTAGGGTTGGTTGTCAACATGTTTTTCAAATTGATCTATCTTTGTTAGGAGATCATCAAACATGGTATTGATGTCAAGATTTGGGTCGCCACCTAGCATTACGACAGCTTGTTTCATGTTGTCAGCAACTTGTTTTGCTTCTGGATCATCACTCAACATGAGACGAGCATGAAATATTTTTTGTTTGTCTATTAGTTTTCTTAATGCCTCAAAGTATTCTAATTTTCTCTCCTTATTAAGGAGTGCAAGATTAGTTACTGATCTAAAGCAAAATTCTTGGAGGGCAGCCATTTCTTGGATGTCACCTCTTACTAATTCTGATTGAAAAAATTTACTCATACTAGCATTAATTTGGCACGACTTGTTTTCTTCATGAAATTTAGTTGTTGTGCTTCATATTTAAGCTTTTCTTTGAGTGGTTTTGATATTAATTTAGATACGGATTCCACCTCTATTTCATTTATATCACAAAGGTGTAGCACTGAATCTATGTAGTTCATGCCTTCATTAGTTACAGCAATTTTCTCTACCTCTTGTGAGAACTTCGCACTAGTCATAAATTTATCTTCAAGTAAGTTTTTCTTTTCCATATGTTTGGTATTCGTCTATGTACTCAATGAGTTTAAGAAGATATTCCTTCTTAGGTGGTTTGATTACAACTTGAGTTTCACCATTCTCACAAGCAACTATAGTTACCAATTGTTTAACAGTTAAACCGTACAGTTCTTGAAGACAACAAGCGTATGCTGTCTCTTGAACAAAGTAATCATACAAATAATTTTCTCTCTTTGGTGCAGCAGAAGTCTTAAAATCTATAATGGATAACTTCTCATCAAATTCTGCTATACAATCTACACGACCTGCTATTTCTAAATGGTCTGAATAAAGTGCTGCTTCTTGCAGTAAAATATTATTTATACGATCTAGTACACTTTTACTATTGTGAAACATGAATACAGGGAGTGGAGTCTCCTTGTACTCATCAATCTTTAACTCATTGTTAAAGTAATCCTCAACTATAGAGTGATATTTTGTACCACGTGATGCAGAGCGTGAGGAAATCGCTGCTGCTTTGTCTTTACCGACACGTTTTCTCCACTTAGCAAGACCCTTTTGTTTCTTTTTGTTATTACTAATAACAGTAGTAACAGAAGGATAATGATCGCCATTAGGTGTTCTGTAAAGTCTTTTACCATTCACCATCTCTGCTTTCATACTAAGAGGAATCAATTCCTTATGTGTAAAGACATCTTGTATCATAATCCTAACGACATCTTGCTAATTATATAAGATTTTACTAATCCAGATCTAACAATGTCATTGACACTAAATTCAATCTCAGAAAATTCTTCCATGTTCTGAAGAATACGTTGGAAATCTAAGATACCATTACGTTCATTTGTTTTGACTAGATCTGATTGATTTACATCTCCACAAAATACTATCTTACTATCTTGTCCAACACGAGTCATGATTGAATCAAGTTCGTGGAAGTTAAGATTTTGACACTCATCAACAATGATGATAGCATCATCAAGAGTAGTACCACGGAGGAATGATGTAGACCAAAATGAAATAGTCTCTTGACCTTTAAGGTTATCATATAACATATCAAAACTAGCTTGGTCAGGCATGTGGAACATGTTTCTTACCATGTTTTTATATGGTATCTGATAAAGTTCTGACTTATCTTCATGAGTGCCAGGTAAAAATCCTATCTCACGTGTAGATACCAAAGACCTAACGATGTAAAGTTTTTCGTATGGTTTTTCTTCATCCATCACATCTCTCAATGCCAGATATAATGCGATGAATGTTTTACCTGTACCTGCTGATCCAAATGCAAATAAATTTTTATCGTTGTCCCATTCTTTAAAAAATAATTCTTGATTATCAGTAATAGGATTAACATCTAAAAAATAATTTTGGTTGATAGGTTTTTTCCTTTTCAACATTTTTTTAGATGCTCCTACAAATGAGGGGTTCTTTTTTTTAACTGCCATAATTTACCACTGGTATCCGTCTTTTGATCTAGGGCATGATCCATAATTAGGATTCTTTTTAACTTGAGACATCACATCTGCCCAACCAGGATGTGTTTTTCTCATCTTATCTCTCCAATCTCCAACTTCACCCATGCTTGCTACACCTGCTGTCCAATCTTTATCCCAATCAGGATTGTCTATCCTCCATTGTTCATAGTCTTGAATAGTCATACGAAACTCTTTTGTCTCGCCAGTTTCTTTGTGTTTTACATTATAGGTTGGCATTAATTCCACTCCAATGCTTCGGATATAATAGGAAATTGTTCTTTAAATATATCTCTACATTTTTCAGCAATTTCCATGTGTTCTTTTTGTGTTCCATGTGCAGAACGTAGATCTATATAGTGAATCCAAGAACGTATTGTTCCTGTCATATACAATCTAGTTGGTGTTGCTAACGGGAGAACAAATCTCGCACATTCCTTCGCAACACCCTCACGTATGAGTTCATTGTAAAGGTCAAGTCCCTCAGCGAAATACCTTTCAATATTTTTCTGAAGTTGTTTCGTTTGATCTTCTGGGATATCATCTATAGAATTTTGTCTGTTTTTGGTATCTTGTCTTCTTAAATCAGGAATAGGAATCTTCCCTAAAAAATTAGTATTAGCATAACGCTGACTAAATTCTTGGAATGTAAATGATCTATGTCTTAAAACTTGTGCTGCTAATCCTCTAGTGGTTTCAATCTCTAGAGACATATGTGCTTGTTCAAAAACCGACCAGTGTTGATGCTTTATGCAGTAACCTAACAAACCAGCTACGTTTGGATTGTCCTGATTTTTTGGGTTGCTCACCCTTGCTATGTACCCTATTGTCTCCTCCGCTTTCGGAGTGACCGTGATGAGTTTCACTTGTTGCATTATATTTTAATCTCTTACGAATTAATTTTGCGTACTTTACATCCTCTTTAGTATACCACTCTGGATTCTTTTTTGCAAGTTTTATTATTCTCTTTGCTGTTTTTCTTGTATTTTTTCTCTGACTCTCTTCCATAGAGTTGTAATTACTTCTTGGTATCAATAGGTATTTATACGACTTTTTTAAACAAAAAATCTGGGAAAAATTTTTCCCAGATTGATGTCAACCAAAAACGATTTTTGGTTTAGCTCTGAGAAGCAAACTTACGTTTTACTTTAATACCACGATACATTAGATCATGATTTCTCTGTTGAGCTTCTTCTTGTACCATCTTACGGTACTCTTCAGAGTCATATTTGACTCCACGGTAAGTGACTTGTGCCATTGGCTTGTCCTCAGTAGTAGGGTGAATAACCCGTTCCTTCAGTCGGCATTTGCGTCCCATATGGGATGAACGATTCCGTTCCGTGTCGGCTTACTTGCGACCTCTTACGAGGTTGAACGTAATGCTATGTTAGCATATCCTAATTATTTAGACAAGAGAAAATGTATAAACCGTTACATTTTACCAAGTCTCATCATCTATTTCATCTAGTTCTGGTTCTATGTGTAGTGTAACTTGCTTTGTTTCTTTTTCTTCTTCTTCAGTTCTGTACTGCCATTCATCTGTATGTCCTACTGACCACCATTTAGGTTCAGTTTCAACAGCATAATTTTGTGTACATACCTTGAAGTCTGGTCTTTTTAGATTAGCATTGTCAATTAAACTGTTATCAAAAAATACACATCTATTGTTTGGTTGTGCTGCGAACTGTCCATTATCTAATTGTATTACATTGAATGTTTTATGTTCGGGATCGTGCTCAGAAAAATTTGTATCCAATACAGAGAAATCAGGATGAGCAGTGTCAATGGTAAACTCATACTCACCAGGATGCATCTTCTTATCTTTACCAAAGAACTGACATCTACCTAATATAGGTTTTTCTATTACTGTAATATTATAATCAAAACAATCCCATAGTTCCAATACATCTAACGGTAATTGATTATCTTTATCATAATCTTCTTTCCATACAAATGCACTCAAAGGTAACTTATCATATAATGCACCATAATCGGTAAGTAATGTTTCAAAATACAATGCTTTTGCTTGTATACTTCTAACAGAAATCCAAAGACCTGGCGTTAATTCGCCATGACCTTTTTCCATATCATAAAGATACTCTTTCTTTACCCACACTTTTCTGGGCGGTAAAGGATGTACTAGATATGCCATAAATTATCTTGCTTCTCCCTCTGCTGAGGATCTTTTTTTCTTTCTTCTCTTTGGTGGTTGAGCATTAGGGTTCTGCCAAAGATTAGGTCTTAATGTTCCCTTAGATTGCTTCAACCATTTAAATCCTTCTTTATATGTGTCATAGTAATGATCAAATATATCCACTGATTTTTGTGCTACAGCGATGTCATGTACTATGTTACCCTCATATTCATATTCAATAATGTATGCGGTGTATGGTAACTTGATGGTATTGTCCTTATCAAGGTTACATCTCTCATGTATGACAGTAACACTTGAAGTCATGATCTACCACCCCATTCAATTGATGGGAACGCTTCAATCACACATGCTTTTGTAATCTTCCAACGCTTTCCAATCTGTTTATCTTTAGCAAGAATTAATGTTTCTGCTTCACCAGAAGACAATCCCTCTAGCATTTGTATAAACATCATCTCTCTTTTATTTTGTTTCACATTGGAACCACCCTTAAAAAAGTGATGTAATAATCTAGATTCTTTTTCTAGAGTGGTATGTTCTGTCCCTACAGGTGCATCATTAGGTGTGTAAGGAACCTTACCAGGTGGTAATAGACTCACTACAGAGTCATCAAAATTAATAATAAAAAGCATTCTCAATGCAGGAGTATTGAATCTCCCAAGCAAAGCGATCTTTTCCTTCTTAGTCTTTGCGTTTGATACTTTTTGAAGTACCTCATGCATCAAGAGTTTCATCTTCGTCTTCCTCATTAATAAATTTTACTGTTAGAAGTTCTTCGTTTAACCAATTTCCTTGTTGGTCATACATTTCTGGATGACTTGCTTCATAATCATCCTTTGACCACATATAATCGTGGACAAAATCTTTGGCAGTCCAACCTGCTACTATACCAATACACAAACATATAAATGATGTTGTCGCTGAAAAAAATAAAATGGTTGTATCTGCCATATCAACTCCTAGTGGTTTACTTTTGATTTTCCCACCTAAACTCAAAGTTGAAATATATTTTGCGTCTTAGGAGAGAAAAAGTTTTTTTTATTGAGAAACCTTCTAAAGGTTTCTTGTCTATGTTGTGCTTAGCCCTCCTTAACATGAGCTCTATGCCTTTATTTATAGACAGTTTATCATTTGTTGACACTTACTAAACCTTCTTTTAAGAAATGTTTTGCTGTTTCAACTAAACCACCTAGAGGTGTATCTATATCATTATCTATTATTATAACATAAGGATACGCTTTAACGTGAGGATATAACTTAATAAAATCCTCCCTAGTTATGTCAACACCTACTTCTTGAGTTCGGTAATCAACATTCGCTTTTTCACATAGTTTTTTTGCTTGTTCGCAATAAAAACATCCCGATGTAGTATAAATTAAAATTTCCATAAAAAAATGGGAGGTTTCCCTCCCATTGTATCAGACTATAATTTGTTTGTCAACCTATAGTGCATTACCTCTTGGTAATACTTCCTCTGGGAACACGAAGTTCTCATGAGGTTGGTCTACAGATGACATCCATGCTCTCATACCTTCATTAAGAAGAATGTTCTTCGTATAGAAAGTTTCAAACTCTGGGTCTTCTGCTGCTCTTATCTCTTGAGATACAAAGTCGTATGCTCTTAAGTTAAGTGCAAGACCTACGATACCGATTGATGATGCCCACATACCTGTAACAGGAACGAATAACATCATAAAATGTAGGAATCTTTTGTTAGAGAATCCAATACCAAAGATCTGTGACCAGAATCTATTGGATGTGATGAAAGAGTAAGTCTCCTCATCCTGTGTAGGATCAAACGCACGGAAGGTTGTGGATTGAACTTTACCTTCTGTGTATTGTGAGGTGTCTTGATACAAGGTGTTCTGCACTGTTGCACCATGAATGGCACATAGTAATGCTCCTCCTAATATACCTGCTACACCCATCATATGAAATGGATTGAGAGTTATATTATGGAAACCTTGAATGAATAGGATGTAACGGAAGATTGCTGCCACACCAAATGAAGGTGCGAAGAACCAACTGTGCTGTCCTAGAGGGTAGATTAGAAAGACGCTAGTGAAGACTGCAATGACAGCAGAGAATGCGAGTGCGTTGTAAGGACGAATCCCTACAAGACCTGCGATCTCAAATTGTCTGAGCATAAAACCTATGAGTCCGAACACACCGTGAAGTGCTACAAAGTTCCAGAGTCCACCTAGTTGTAACCAACGAACGAATGAACCCTGTGCTTCAGGACCCCAAAGGAATAATAAACTATGACCCATTGCATCACCAGGTGTGGATACTGCTGCGGTCAAAAAGTTTGCTCCCTCAAGGTATGAGGATGCGATACCATGTGTATACCAACTTGTAACGAATGTAGTTCCAGTGAACCAACCACCGATTGATAAAAAGGCACAAGGTAAAAGTAAAAGACCAGACCATCCTATGAATACAAAACGGTCTCTCTTTAACCAGTCATCAAGATCATCAAACCAACCTCTTTGAGTTTGTTGTAAGGTAGATGCTACCATTAATTTCTCCTAATAAAAAGGGGTCACGAAGACCCCCTGTGATTATATCGGGTAAGTTATTAACCGATTGTAGGTGCTGATAAAGCAACTGTTGTAGACTCAGCAGATGCTAGGTCTAATGGGAAGTTGTGTGCATTTCTTTCATGCATAACTTCCATACCAAGGTTTGCTCTGTTTAGAACGTCGCCCCATGTAG